TACTCTGTTATTACTTGGTTCAGTTATCAAAAAGGAAAACAATGGTTGATTTAGACAATTTAGTTACAATCGCTAATTCAGGCAAGTATCCTAACTTGTTTAATAGTTCTGATGTGGATAATGTCAGAGGTATTATAGAGACATATCCTGATATTGCTTCCAATAAGTTTGATAATGGTTGTGCAATAAGTAATAGTACAAAGAAAGGTAATAGATATGGGTTTAGATATGAGATACCTACAGGTATCAGTCAGTATCAATTCTTTGATGGTTCTATTGCTGACAGTAAAGTATTTCCATACCTAAAGGGATTTAAGGCAGTATATTTCCAGAATAGTGTATTTGACTTTGAGATAGTTGACTTTGAACCAATACCACTGTTTGCCCCTACTATAGATGCAATATGTGAACTTGCTACAGAAGTAACAGGCAATAGTGATACTGCTTCACTGAGAGGATTGTTAGATGTATTAGAGAATATTACTTCAGAAGAACATGATTATGAAGTAACTAGTATGATCTTTAGTAAGATCAATCAATCTATTAGAATAGGATTAGATAAGAGATCAACAGTATCAGTATCAGATGATGTATTTAAGTATATTGGTACTAGATCAAATACAAAAGTATATCAGAATATTCAAGGATTAACCTATAGTCTTGATGATATATTGGATGACTGGGAAAAGAACAGTGTCCAGATGTATATTGAATTCAACTCAACTGGTTTGGTGAAGAGTCTAGGGTATGGCATCTATCCACGATGGAAGAAGGATGCTGTTCATGGTACAACTGCCCATGACAATTTTGCCACATATACTGAGAGACATGAATCACATAAGGATTCTGTTGCCACTATAGCAAATGAGTCTAAGACAAGAAGTTGGTTACCTACTGAGTGGGTAGATGAAATAATTAATTGGGAGAATGAACATAAGGCAATTTTTGCAGCACTTGTAGTAACTGCTGATGCCGAGGGTATTTCATCTGAACTTACATATGGTGTTCAGACTCAAATAGATAAAGGATTATATTAGACTAATACTTCCAGCGTGACTTGTTGTGTATTTGGTGCCTGCACTTCCACCAGATCCACCACCTGATCCTGCCTTACCACTTTGTCCGCCTGGATATCCGCCACAATTTGCACCAGCACCGCCTCCATTGGAACCAGTTTGACCTGTGTTTCCAGTGCTTCCGTTGTTGCCATGGTTGCCGCCATTACCGCCAGCACCTCCATCGCCACCTCTTCCTCCTGCTCTACTGTTACCATTAGATCCTGCGGAACCTGCTAGTCCGCCTCCCTGTCCTGCATGATGGGAGTCAACCCACCAATTATTACTGCCGTCCCAATAATATCCATTTCCTCGTCCACCTTGTCCGCCACCTCCACCTGCACCTCCAGTGCCTCCATCACCACGGCACCAACGGTATTGACTATGACAGAACCAACCAGAACATTTATATCCACCTGAGTTACCACCGCCACCACCTTGTCCACCAGCACCGCCGCCTCCGCCACCGCCGCCACCTGCAGCGATACGACTATTGAAGTGACCTGATGGTATTTTGACTGGACTTGCAACGTGTAGTGCTAGACCACCTGATCCACCATTACCAGCAGCGGCACTTCCTCTAGATCCTGCATGACCTCTACATGCGGGTCCTCCTGATCCGCCTCCTCCACCAGAACCATTATTAATGTTAAGTGTTATATTTCCACCACCTGAGTTATTAAGTCGAACCGCAGGGTTACCAGTATCATTAGAACCTACGTTGCCGTTCATGTTAATGACTTTAGTAATACCAGAATCCCACTCAGTTTGAGAGAATAGTTCCCATCTTGCTTGTGCATGTGCCCAGTTACCATTGGCATTAGCAGTGATCTTACCACAACAACCTCTTAGGTTATTGAATGATATTGATCCACTTGTAGGAACATGACTATTTTGTGATATATTTGCTATGCCTTGTCCTCTATAGTAACTGCCAAGGGCATGACCTGCACCAAAGTTATTATTAATATCACTCATTGAGATAGAACCAGAACTGAATACAGTTTCATAGTTCTTACTTAGACTGCCACCACCTACAGGTCCCGATGTTAGATTTTCTAGTGTGTCATTAGATACGTCAGAGAATACACTAGATGCAGTAAGATCATATGTCATATCATACATCTTTTCTCCATCCTGTATGTCAGTAGCAACGATCTTGCTTGGATCTGCACCATAATGCCCTGCAACGCCTGACATATACTTCACACAGTCTTTTAAGTCTTTATTACTCTGGAACTTAGTACCATTACGTCTGATGATAGGGTTTACATAGATTGCCCCTTCAGGATATAGATTAGAATAGAGATCGAAATACTTATTAAGTTCTGCATCACCTTCTATTCTTTCCTCTGATGGAACTATATGTATTCTCTTTGACCCTGTAGTGACTCTCAGAGGATCATAATCATGGTCATAGTACCATACGTAGCATAGGAAGTCTCCTAACGTGGCAAGGGACTTATAGACCTTTGTATGCCACATCATCTCTTTAGCAACAGTAGGATTGCCTTCAGTTCTTTGTAGTTCAGGGTTTGCGTCTATCTCTGCCTCAGTGTGGTACTGATTAGAACTGTTGTTGATCAAGTCCATAAATTTTATACTACGTGCCACTTTTATTTATTGTGGTATAATATATAATATTTTATATCCTACTAATGGCAGAACATAAGGAGCACCTACAGAAGAGGGCGCAAGAATTAAATGAGGAGATCGTAGCAATTCAAAAACAGTTTGAAGTTAAGAAAGAGGAATTCCTCAAGGTACAGGGCGCTCTTGAGATGCTGCAGATCATTGAGAACGAGAAAACAGAGAAGACCAGTTCGTAAATTGGATCGCTTGACAGACCTCGCCCAGTAGGTTATAGTATGTAAGTCTGATACAGAAATGGATTAGACACCTGTAGTGACCTTAGTACACTATGGGTTGTACACATTATCAAAGCGCTCGCTTGTATTATCATGAGTAAGAAAAATCCATTCTTTGTTGGTATCCCCAGCATTGAACAAGAACAAGATGCAGTATTAAAATCTGCCATCAACAGATTACCTCAACCAGAGGAATTAGACGGACTAAAACATAAAGAACGCAAAGTTCTCAGAACAGATCAACCGATAAAAACCGATAAAAACGGTAACACTCTCAATCCTACTCGTGTATCGGGTACTGGATCTCGTGACCAGTCTCTTACTGGTAGTTTCGAGAAAGGAATAGATGTTAGAGAGTTACCACCAAAAGTATTAAAAATAAATGAAGGTCTACAGTTATTTGGTGGATTTGGTCGATCACTGATCTTTGAAGAATTAAATTATAAATTCTGGATCTATGATGTATATGAGGATGATGCAACTGCTCGTAATGATCTTCAATCTAATGCTTCTGAGGCATTAGAAGATGCTTCCATTAGTGATAATGGTAGTTTTAAATCAAAACCAGCAGTGAAAGAAGATTATGTTCGTATTCTTGTAAAACGTATTAGTTCTCAGAAATGGGATGATGAGAAGTGTATACAGTGGTTTGATACTATTGAACACTGCTTGAAAACACCACAGATTAAAGAGTATATCGCTTCTGCTAAGTTAAAAAATAAAGCAGATGGTGTTATTGAGGACGTTAAAGTTGGTACTGCTAGTAAGATTGCCTCAGATTATGATCCTACATTAAATGTTCTTAACGTCACTGACACTGAGAACAATAACTGGCAGAGATTTCTAAGAACATTGCCTGGATTGATGAATGGATACATCAACAGCAAAGGTAAGACTCAGGAGTTTGCAGCATTTCATACTGCAACACCAAGTCACAGTGCTATAGATGAGTCTATTGCTGCAGGTCAAGTTGTTATGGAGGATGTACTGGATCTTATTACGAGGTTTGAGAACGCTCGAAGGTTCTATGGAACAACACCTTGTCGTTTATCTAAAGTAGTCTATCAAAAAATTGGTGGAGAACATCAAGTAAAAACTTTAGTTGACATCAAAGACTACGACTGGGAGGGTGATAAGTGAAAAGAAGTTGGAAAAAGTGGTGTACTAAATCGTACACCACTGCCACTGCTCTACACCAATTCTGGGATGTAGATGATGAGTGGAAGTTGATTTGCACCAGAGATTATTACAATGCTATTAAAGACTGTGGAAATCCGAATCCATCGGGTTATATCAGTGAACAGGCATACCTTAATAAGGTAAATGGTAGGGCGACTTGTGACGATCATTGTTATTCTCCACAATTTATTGGCAGAATGATACATGATAATTGGGATAGATATAAAGATGACTATCCTGAGTATGAAAGAGTTTTCTATTATTCTTGTAAGACTATTGTAGTTACAAAAAAAGAGAATGATGCCTTATCTGAGTTCACTAAGAATGATGATGAAGGTTTTAGGATTTTAGTTCCAACTAATCTAAAGTATCATGAGTTAGGTATTAACTTATATAAAAGATATGGAGGAGTCAGACATTGGAAAGATGCAAGTCCTACTTATGAGGATACATTTTATGTTCCAGAAGAACTGTTAGAATATGAGAAGAGGTTTCTAGTGTGAACATAGAAGTTTACGATAACTTCTTACCAGAGGAGGTATTTACGCCCATCAAGGACTATGTTCTTGGTGGGCAAATGCCATGGTATTATTCTCCTAACTCTGTAAAGGAAGGTGATGGTTGTCCACAGTTCTCTCATGCCTGTTATGTTGACTGTGTTCCTATAAGTGATGTTTTTGATAGGATTAAACCAGTATTTGCTTCACTTAATCCAATAGGTATTAGTCGTGTTAAATTTAATGCAACAGCAAGAACACCAGAGATAAAAGAGAAACCATTACATATTGATATAACGGGTCCCAGTGCTACGCCAGATCCACCATTTGAAAACATACCCAATTATACTATTTGTGTGATATACTTCAATGATTGTGATGGTTATACATATTTTGAGGATGGACAGAAAGTAGTATCAAAAGAGAATAGGGCAGTGATATTTCCAGGCGATCTATTACATGCTGGTACATCATCTACTGATGCTGACTTGAGAGTCGTACTTAATATAGATTATAGTAAGTGGTAACATGGATCTATTCCCAGTATTATTTGAAGAGTATGATTTGACTGGTGCGCCAGGACTTGAATACTTCAAAAAACATATTAAATCTAATGGCAAATGTAAGGAACATTCATTAGCGGTTGGTGGAGTGTCATCTCATGGTGGTTGGGATCCACTTAGAGATCCATCATGCGAACCAATGTTGATATCATTTCAGAAATGTGTTAATCATTATGCTGATAAAGTTGGTAACTTTCCATGTGTGATTAGTGGTAGTTGGTATAATATACTGCCTCATGGTGGATTTACAGAGAGACATAGGCATGAGTCTAGTGTAATTAGTGGTGCATTTTATATTGATCTACCAGAGAATAGTGGTAATTTCTACATGGTATCACCATTACAACCATACATGATGTGTGTTCATAATATAAAAGATGCAATTTATAATGAATATCAACACGAGGCACCAATTAAAGAAGATCATTTATACTTATTTCCATCGTGGTTAGAGCATGGTAGTAGAATTAATATGAGTGGTAAAGATAGATGGACAGTTAGTTTTAATACTTCATCATGTGATCCTAAGACATTGCCCTCTGATTTTGTAGAGAAAGTATGGGGCAAGGGGCATGAGGATTGAAGATATTTTACCAGTTAAACTTGGCGTGGTATTATATCCTGAACATGAGAAAGTTAAGTCGTTAATTCTAGATGAGATTGGCAATCATGGTACGGAATACGAACATAAGAAAACAGATTCTACTGAGAAATCATTAGAACATTATGATTATTACTCACCGTTATCTAATGATAAGTTTAAAGATTTCAGAGAGTGGATAGAATTACAGGCAGAGATATATGCCAGAGATGTACTTAAATACGATACATCTGAGTATGTATTAACAGATAGTTGGATGAATGTATGCCAGAGTGGTGGTTATCAACGACCTCATTATCATATTAATTCTGTTGTGTGTGCCTTATATTATGTAAACTTCAATGAATTGTATCACTCACCAACATATTTCTACAGACCTAATGATAGCGAACAGTATCCTGATTACCTACCATATATGTTGACAAATGATAAAAGAACAAAGTATAATGAGGTCAATGAAGTGGTAGGATTAGAAGGATCGTTGTTACTTTGGCGTGCTAATTGTGTTCATGGTTATAGAACTAACCATACAGATAATAGAATTACTGTGTCTTGTAATCTAATGCCTAGATATATTAATTCTTTTAAAGTTGAACCACTAACTAATAGTGAGAGACACACTGCCATGACTACATTTAGAAGTAGATTATGGGATAATCCTAATTTTGAATAACATGGAAGTTCTTAGTATTTTACCTACGCCAGTTGCTATTATACCTTGCCCATTTGCTGATAAAGTAAAGGCAACTGTAATGGAACATCTTGCTGGTGAAGATTATAATAAATTAGGATACAATGTTAATAGTGGTAATTTAAAACATATAGGACACTATTCTGTCTTGATGGATGATAAAAGATACGGCAGATTACGAAATTGGATGGAAGAACAGGCAGTAATATTTGCTCGTGATGTTAAAGGTGATTACATACAAGAACACATACAAGTAACAGATAGTTGGTTTAATATCTCAGGAGTAGGAGCACATCAACATCCACATTGTCATGGTAATTCTTATCTAAGTGGTGTTTATTATGTGAACTTTGATGATACAAAAGGACATGTATCTACACACTTTAGTAACTCTGAAAGTTTATATCAACAATATAAACCATCATTAATCAATTTGCCAGTTAAATATACAGACTACAATCAGGATAATAAAGTATTATCAAAAGAAGGAGAGTTATTGTTATTCCCATCACAAGTAATACATGGATATAATGTTAATCATGGTGAGGATAGAGTTACTATAGCAATGAACTTTATGCCCACAGTATTAACTAATGGTGATTATGGTTGGCGAGTTGTTAATCTAACTCAAGAAGAAAGAGAGAGGGCATTTAATGCCAGAAAGGGATTAGCGGATCATTGGGGTACAAGTCAAGAGTTAAATCCACCTCATGGCATGAGTGACTTGCCAAATCCTTAGTAGTATGCAATAATACTATCAGGGAAACAAACTTCTACGGGAGTTTTGTTTCTCGCACCTTATTTTTATTATCATGCTCTGGACTGCTTGGGTGAAAATCAATGGGCGACTAAATGTTGTCGAATTTGAAAGTATTAGTACCATATTTTCTGATGCTTTAACTGAAGCACAAGGCAGATATGGTACAGATGACATCTCATTATTTCCACGATAAATGGCATTATCTAAAGAGACTGTGAACAAACTTGCTGATGCTATGACTCTTGAAGTTATAGAATATATCAGTAAATCACCTAGAACTAGTACATTCTTATATGAAATGGTAGGTGAAGCATTGTGTGAAACACTTGGTAACAAACAAGCGGATGGATCTTGTTCATTTGATGGCAGCAAACTGGTTCCAGCAGTTGTTGATAGATTGAGAGTGAATATTGTTCCACATAATATGCCATCTGACCCAGCAGATTTATGATTTGGAGAGTATGGAAGTATGCCTTGGGAAGTTTCTCGGATAATACAACTGCAAAGTATGATAATACAGTTTGTGTTATTAGGAGCATTATTTTGCTTACTTATCTTGTTACTAATACCTTTATTGTTGCTGGCGTGATACGCCATTGGGATAAGGACAGTCAAGAAAGTGGCACAAGGATAGTTGAAGTGTATGACGTTTGATAGTATTATATAAATGTGGAGGCAAGGGTGAGAACCAATTCGGTCTACGCCGTGGAAATCTCTTTAAGTCGAACCTCTCCACATTTCTTTATTTCTTTTATATTATGTCATCAATCAAAGTGCCTGAAAACTACACTCAACCAACAGAGTCACAGTTAAAAGTATTGGTACTAAGGTGGACGACTGAATTATGTCGTTGTCTTGAAGCACAGTATAAAGACTATTCTTTACGCTCTGCTATCAGAAATAACGAGAGAGAACTTAGTCCTTATCTACAAGAGAGAGTAAGGAAGATTGAAATGGATGAAGAAATGATGAAGTTTCGCATCCAAAAGGGCAAGAAATACTATAAGATCATCCAACAAGACTGGCGTAATGGCGAGTTAAGGGATGGATCAGTTCATGCCTTTGTTGATAAGAATACTGGTGAAGTTTATAAACCTGCTTCATGGAAGTCACCAGCAAAGCACGTAAGATATGATATGAGAATTATCAATCAACGTGAGGCAATGTATGCCAACTGTGACTGGGCGGGTGGTTACCTTTACCTAAGATGAGAACAGTAACTATTAGCAGGCAGATAGGATCAGTTTTGGTCGTATCTGCCTATTTTATTGTCTTGCACGTTAGTGTACTTTATGGTACAATATTACATGCAACGGCATGCTTATTAAGCATACCATTCTTTATAAGAACTAAGGCGTATGATGTGGTGGCAATGTTATCATTCATGGTAGTAGTTTCCGCCTCAAAATTCATACAAATGATACTCTAAATACTACAGATTTGATAATACTATGGGTTACGATTCACTAAATGCACCAGAAGCAAATGAGGCAGTACAGTCTGGTAAAGTTGCAAGATTGCAAAAACAATTACAACAGACTATGAAAACACTTGGCAATCTTGATGAAAGATTGACAACATTAGAGTCAATGGTTCATGCTTCATTGCTTAAACAACAAGATGATATTCTTGGTCTAGTTAATGATATTAATATCATTAAAGGTAATAAAGAGTATGAGTCAGCAGCAAGTAAGTTTGATATGGATGCTCAACCTGCTCAACATCCTGACGCTCCACCATTACCAACGCCACCAGTTGCATAAGTGTCCACTACTGGTTGCCTTATAACTTAGGGTATGCCATACTATATTAGTTGAATCAATTCTAACTTATGGATGAATTTGAAGTTGGTTATGATGTGCTTGAGCAGTTGTCCAATACTAATGAGGATGACTGGTTAAGCAACATTGAAGGAGTAAAAGAAGTGTTCGACCCTGAGACAGAGAAACTGTTGAAACAGTTCTAGAACTGTCACACACCCCTGCACAGCAGGGGTTTTTTACTTTATAATATTATTATTGAAACAAAATTTATGAACCTGCATGAACATCAAAAGCACGTAGTTGATACCATGCAGAAACACAGTAAGGGGCAAATCATTGTACCTACTGGCGGTGGTAAGACAATGTGCATGATTAAGGATGCTGAAAGGCATCTATTTAATCTTGGCAACAGAGACAACAAGACTATTGTAATTGTTGCTCCTAGAATACTATTGGCACAGCAACTATGTAAAGAATTCATGGAAATTCTTACAGGTGTTATGCTTACTGATAAGAATGTATTACATGTACATAGTGGTGATACTCAGTATAAGACAACAACTGTAGTAGAAAAGATATATTCTTGGCATAAGAATAGTAGTGGTCATAAACTAATATTCTCAACATATCAGTCACTTCATAAAGTAATGAGATCAACGATTGATGTTGATACAATATACTTTGATGAGGCACATAACAGCGTACAAAAGAACTATATTGAGGCAGTTAAACACTTCTCTAGGATTGCTGATAGATCTTATTTCTTTACTGCTACACCTAAAGAATCTAATGTTAGAACTGGTATGAATGATAAGAGTGTATTTGGCACTAGAATTGTTGATGTGCCTGCTCCAGAGTTAGTTCAAAAGGGATACATATTGCCTCCTAAAATTAGTACAAAGAGATATAATACTGGATGGATGCAATCATCAGAACAAATAGAAAAGGATGCAATTCTTGATGCTCTGAAGAATGAAGATCATATGACTAAAGTGTTAGTTACTGCCAAATCTACCACTAATATTCATAAACTATTGACTAAGACTGATTTTATGGCAATATGCCATGAAATGAGGTATAATGTTATGCACATTACTTCTAAGTTTGGTGCTATCATTAATGGTAAGAAAGTATCAAGGAAAGTATTCTTTGATATTATGAATAAGTGGGGTAAGGATGAATCTAAGAAGTTTGTTATGTTTCATCATAGTATATTATCTGAAGGTATGAATGTATCAGGATTAACTGGTTGCATACTATTAAGAAACTTAGATCTTATCACAATGGCACAAACTATTGGTAGAGTTATCCGCCTACATGATAACGACAAACGACATATTGATGCTGGTACGCTATTGCCTGGAAATTTCGAGGGATATCATAAACCATTTGGCAAGATGTTCGTGCCTGTGTATTCTAACATTGGAATAGGTACAGAGCGTCGTCTAAACTCAGTTGTGGACACTATCTTTACAAAAGGTGAAGCGCAAGTGTCTATTGCCAGGAAATAGACTAGATAGTATAATAGAAATCATGGAGGCATCAATTATGCGGCAAATACAGAAGATACGCCAAAGATGCCTTGAAGAAATTGATAATCATTACGCCGATAGAATGACTAAATTAGTTGATGAATTGCGTCTTGAGGATGCTGAATCAATTATGCACGAAATGACCCCAGTTGGCGATGATGATGAGGATTTATTCTTAGATGATTTAACTGAGTGGAATACTGAGGAGTTAAATGGCATTTATTTTGAAGATTTAGAAGTTGAAGATGACTAAAGAAGAAAGACAAACTAGGAAAGAATTAAATAATCTAGTCTATCCTAATCATCTCAAATATCTGAAGAAATTAAAGGCAGATTTAAAGAAAGATGTTAAGACAAATATGAATAGATATAGAAAGAAAAGTAAGAAGAAATGAATCAACCATTGATGCTATTTGCCATTAGTATTCTGAAGTTTGATGTTATCGACTGGGCAAATAAGAAACCTAAGTTGCTCGAACTGTTGAAATTTGAGCATGATGATAACAATGAGTGTGAGACAGATTACTTTCAACATAATACTAGACCACCATACTTTGATGAGTGGGTTAATATAATGAAAGAAGATCTTGATAACATTGCTGAGGAATTTACTGCTGGTTTGAGTGATAGATATAATGGAGATTGCCCTTTTGCTTCGCTCGATAAGTGGCAATTATGGTCACAAAGATATTCTAACGGTCAACATCATGGAGCACATAATCATGGCATGATGAATATTAGTTGTGTATTATATGTTGAGTTTGATGAGAATGAACATGAAGCAACAACATTTTATTCACCATTTCCTAATCCTTATTATGGTACAATAGGTAAGGCGACGCCTCCAGTTAAGGAAGGCAATATTATTGCATTTCCATCACTATTGTTGCATGAATGCCCTGTTACGTTGTCAACAACACCTAGAACTATTATGTCCTTTAATATACCTTTACTATAATGTACGAAATCAAAGTAACACTAACTGACCAACAATATAATCTACTAAGTGATGCTTTATATTTTTATAATGCAGAAAAGAATGATGACCATTTAGGCAATCAGGTAGATGAGTTAGAGGATTTAATTGATACACATAGTAAGAAAGTAACACGAAAGCGAAAGTATATGAACCCTCAGTGTGACATTTGACAAACTGGACTTTTTTGTTACAAACCTGTTACATTTGAGTACATGGCAACCCTAATGCACTATACTAAGGGAGTCCACACGAAATTAGACACTTATGCCAACTGCAACTGCTGCCAAGAAGTCAACAACCACTTCAAGAAAGCGTCGCACAAGGAAAGTTACAGCAACCGCCCCTAAGTCTGCTCCACTAAATACATCAACTGCAAAAATCAAAGTGGAAGATGTTAAGGAAGCACCAAAAGTAACAGAAACAGTTGTTACTAAGACTTGGATTGAAAGAGCAAAAGAATTAGATGGATTTGATGTTATCATGCTTCCACTTCTATTGCTTGAGGCGGGAACTAAAGAACTATTGAAGGCACTAGGAACTATCAAAGTCCCTGCCTAACCACTCTACAAAGTGGCACAAGACCCCTTTCGAGGGGTCTTTTTTTATGTTATCATACAAGTATGAAAAACAAACACCTCGAACATCCTGAAGATTCTATCCTTAATAAAGGTAAGGATGGAGCACTTGATATCCTTAGATTCTTCAAGGATAAGAGTAGCGAACTATCAGTAAAATATGATGGCGCTCCTGCTATAGTTTGGGGCATTAATCCTGAAAATGATAAGTTTTTTGTAGGCACAAAGAGTGTATTTAATAAGGTTAAGATTAAGATCAATTATTCACACTATGATATTGAAATTAATCATGGAAGTAACCCTAAAGTAGCATCAATCCTACATCTATGTTTTGAGAAACTACCTAGAATTGAAGGAGTTTATCAAGGCGATTTCATAGGATTTGGTGGTGGTAGTGTATATAATCCAAACACAATCACATACAAATTTAATAACATAGTAACAGAAGATTTAGTATTTGCTGCTCATACATCATATCATGGTGATACAATTAAGGATATGATTGCCGAGTTTAATTATAAGGATGCTTATGCTGAAGAGGTTAAATTCTTATCAACTAATGCTGAAATTGCATACAGAGATATTAAATTAGATCTCTTAATTAGTCTTGCTCAAGCAGCAGTGAGATTTGTTAAGTTTCCTGATAAAAAGCAAGGTGAAGAGATCAAAGTTGTTGTCAATTCTTATATCAGAGAACAGAAAGATTTGAACCCTAATGCTTTAGCGAAAGAAACTGGATTTCATGCTAACTTATTCCATCTATACAATTTCATAAGAGATATTAAACTATTGCTCATGGAAGGCATAACAACTGATGAAAATGTTGAATGCTTAATTAATGATGAAGTATGTGAACATGAAGGTTATGTTATGTCAAATAGTCATGGCACTTATAAGTTAGTTAACAGAAAACAATTCAGTTATGCTAACTTTAGTGTAAAGAAGGGATGGAAACGGTAGACCATGTGACACTTTAAGTAGTGTCCACTAAATCCGCCATTCTCTGGTGGATCTGTTATATTAGTATCAATGGAGGGAATTCAATGAAAACAATCACATTCACCAATGAAGAGTTTGATGCTCTTAGTGGTATTATTGCGGATCGTTTGAATACTTTCCAAAAGAATATTGCAAAACAACCTGAAGGAACTGATCCTGAATTTAGTGATATAAGAAATTATATTACATACGATTTACATCAGAGACTATCAGCAGTTAAGTAAACTTATAGTCCTACCAAATGACTTAAAACTGGGTATTGTTGTTAATTTACCTAAACAAATGCCTGTTTCAACTGAAATCAACGATCTCTTTTTTCAACTAGAAGAAGCAACAACTGGTGCTGAACTTCTAGACATTATAGAAGCATACGTTGATGGTAATGCTGGAAACTAACTAACAATCAATGGGGCAATCTGGTATACATTGCCCCTCTTTTTTTCTTTTATTATTGACTATTATGGCAACACGTTCTCGTATTGGTTTACAACTAGTAGATGATTCTATCCTATCAGTTTATCATCATTGGGATGGTTATCCTGAGTGGTTAGGTGTTACTTTAAAATCAAAGTTTAACACATTCGAGAAAGTTGCTGAACTAATTGATGGTGGCGATATGTCATCATGCGACTCAAATGATGACTGGGATAGAAAAGAATTAGGTGAAACTCGCCCTCTATATTATAATGAAAGAGGCGAAAAGACTGAACCTAGATTAGATTTAAACTTTGATGATTATGTGAATAATGCTAACGCATGTGAAGAATATGTGTATGTATTCACATCAAATCATACATGGGAGTGTTATCAAATCAGTCATAAGTATGATGACGATTATAACATTGTAGACACAAATGTCATCCCTGCAACAATTCCAGAACCACAATTAGAGGAGGCAGTAGCATGAAACCTCAAACTAGTTTAGATTCTAAACTAACATCGCCTGAGTGTGATTTCTTGATTCATGTATTAACTAAACGCACAAATCCTGATGACGTTGCTGTTAAGTATGATGTAAAGATTCGCTCAATCATCAAGAAATTAGGTGTTCAGGCAGACATCGCCGATGGCGAAGTTGAATACATTGTTCGCTAAAACTAATTATGACTTATCTCGATTTGCTTACAGAATTGCAATCATTTGATGATGATTTGCTGCTACAACCAGTATCAATTTATGATACTGAAAAAAAGGAATATGCCCCTGTTGGTGTATTAATTAATAATGGTCAAAACTTTCCACCATACTTGGAGATCTAAATAATGTTAACTGACGCTCAATTACAACAACGTAGGGATTTAATTCAAGATCTTGGGTATGCCATTAAAGAAGATAATCATCTTCTTGGCGAACTATTAGATGACTTAGTTTCCCGACTAAATGATAAAGAAGTGAAAGAGTATGAAGTGTTAGTTGGTTCAATCTTTGGAGATTAACATGCTCGTACGCCAACTAATTAACGTCCTTAAAGAATACAATCCTGAGGCATTTATTACAGTTGGTGTTAATGGAAA